ATGGCGACTTTTGAGAAGCGCCCTAACGGCTGGCATGTGAAGGTGCGCAAGGCGGGTGTCTACCGCACGGAAAGCGGCTTCAAAACTAAAGCGGAAGCAACGGCTTGGGCGACCCGTATTGAAGCGGAGATTATTTCCGCTGGTCGGGGGGACGTTCCCGATGTCACCTTTGCTCGCTTGATCGAGCGCTACATCGTTGAGGTTACGCCGGCCAAGCGCGGCGCCCGCGCGGAAGCTCTACGCCTCTCCCGATTGATTGGTCGGGAAGGGGGAGGTGGCCTTGCTGCGGTTGAGGCTGACCCCATTGCCGGCGTGGCGCTACGGGATTTGAACGAAACACACTTTGCGGCCTGGCGCGATCGGCGCCTCAGGGTTGTTTCGGTTGCATCGGTTCGTCGTGAATGGGCGACACTGAACAACGCTTGCAATATCGCGATTCGGGAATGGAAGTGGCTGCGCGAGAATCCGATGCGGCTGGTTCGAAAACCCGAAGCCCCACCTCCGCGACAGCAACGTGTATCCAGCGACGTGGTTGACCGCCTACTTGTTGCCACTGGCTATGAATACGACCAGCCGCCTGTCACGCAGATGGCACGGGTGGGGGCCGCTATGTTGTTTGCGCTGGAGACTGGCATGCGGGCCGGTGAGATTTGCGGCTTGCGTCCTGCTGACGTGAGTGCAGCTCGCCGGGTTGCTCATTTGGAACGTACGAAGAATGGACACTCGCGGGATGTGCCGTTGAGCAAGGAGGCGATTCGGATCCTGAAGCAACTGGAGCCCACTCTGGTGGATAACGGGACGACATTTGGCATCACGGCGGCAAACCTGGATGCCTTGTTCCGCAAGGCCAAGGCGCGCGCGCTGGTTTCTGGTATTCATTTCCACGATACGCGACGAGAGGCATTGACCCGTCTGGCTGCAAAGGTGGATGTCATGACGCTGGCCAAGATCAGCGGGCACAAGGATCTGCGGATTTTGCAGAATACCTACTATGCCCCTGATATGGCTGATGTCGTGGCGCTGCTTGATTAGGAGCGTTTCCTTTCCTGTTTGGATTCGGCCCACTTGATGACCTCGGCTGCTTTCCACCGGCGTGTGGAGCGCTGCCCTGTTGCGGTGGGGAGGTAGATCGGGCGCGGGAAATCCGGCAATGAGGCGTACCGTTCGGCCACTTGGCGGTCGCTGACGCCCAGATATTTTGCAGTTGCTTCAGCATCCCAGAGCGCTTTGTCTGGCGGAACAACTACCAGTCCTCGCGAAACGGCATCACATAGTGCGTCCAGTTTCCCAATCAGGGTTTCGATGCTCGCGGACCCCATCACGCGGCCTCCTTGTTTTTCTCTGGTATCAGGTCGAATAGTGTTGGCATGCTGGCTTCCATCTCGGCTGCTGCGCAGTAACCGGCGCCGTCAAGAAAATAGGCGTGGTTCAGTTCGCTGGCACGCCCCAGGCGGCCCAGCTTCAGCGCGCGGACCACTACTGTCATGAGCCCGCCGAACGGCTCATAAACCAGTTCATCGGGGTTGCTGTAGCGGTTGATCAGGCGATCAACGATGTCAAACTGGAGCGGGCAGACGTGGTTCTGCAAGCCGCGCTGGGTCTGAGCGCCGTTCAGGGTGCGCATGCGGTTGATGTCGTGCCAGACCTCGGCGTGATGGCTGCCGGGGGCCAGCGACATGAACGACGATGGCAGGCTGCCGCGCGCTTCCAGTGCTTCGCCGATGCGTACGTGATGCTGGTAGTCGTAGATGTGTTCCAGGCTGTATTCGGTGAAAGCCTTGGCCAGCTTGTCGGGGCCGAGTACGGCCAGTTCTTCGGGCGTCAGGTGACGATCTCCCGACGAGCGCCAGAACGCATGGGCGTCCACCTGCCAGCGGGCGCGGGTGTAGTCCGCTTTCGATTTCACCACCGGCACGTCGGCGTAGCTCTTGCCGAGGTTGGACTGGGGCTTGCGCATCAGCAGGATGTACTCGGGCGAGCCGACCCCCATCTTGCTGCCGTCCTTGCATTGCTCCGACCAGCCCAGGCGGTAGGTCTGGTTGTTTTCGCGCACGACGTCGGTGACGATGGTGATCATCCCCATGTACTGGAAACCATGAGAGATGTAGTGCTGGATGGCTTCGCAGTGGAACGGCGATACCGTGGGTACGCCCTGGCCGGTTACGTTGCCGAACAGGATCCGGTCCTTCACGTGGATGCAGGCCAGCCGGCCCGGTTGCAGGATCCGCAGCAGTTCCGGTGACAGGAAATCCATCTGGGCCCAGAACTGGGCGTTGTCCTCGGTGTGGCCGAAGTCATTGTAGCTGGGCGTGTATTCGTAGTGGTTGGCGAATGGGATCGAGGTAACGATCAGGCCGACGCTGTTTTCCGGCTGGAGCCTGGCTTCGAGCACGGCATCGTTGTTGGCGATGGTGTAGCGGTCCCCCGCGATTTCCACGCGTTCGACGCCGATGGTGCGTGCCAGGATCTCGGCCATGGCGATCTGATCCAGGCCGTACTTTTTGATGATGTCGGTCATCTTTCTCACCATTCCTTTGTGTTGCTCCCATTTGGCCATCAGCTCGCGCAGCACCTCGCGTTCCGCCTCGGAAAACACCAGGTGGATTTCGCATTCGCCTTCCTGAAGGAAGCGATAAATGCGGTGGATTGCCTGGATGAAATCGTTGAATTTGTAGCCAATGCCGGCGAATACGGCGCGGCGGCAATGCCGCTGGAAATTGCAGCCGCTGCCGGCGATGATGGGCTTGGTCGATAGGTGCTGGAGCCGGCCTTCGCTGAAGTCGATGATGGCCTGCTCGCGTACCTCCAGATCCTGCGAACCCCAGACGCTGGTGACGCCCGGAACCGCTTGCTGAATGGCGTGGCGCTCGTCTTCCAGGTCGTGCCAGATCAGCCAGTGCTCGTCGGGAGCAGTGGCCACGATCTCGGCGACCTTCGCCACGCGCACATCCAGCGAAGCGCGCTTCTCCGCGCTGGCGGCTTGCAAGCCGAGCGCGGCATCCCTGAACAGGAATACCTGTCCATCCCGGGTTGCATCGGCAGCAGTGGCGACAGCCGGCACTTCATGCAAGTGCAGCTTGAGCGGTGGCAGGTCATAGCCGGCATCGCTGAAGCCCAGGTCGGATGGCCGCTGAATGAAGCAGGCCCAGCTCGAAACCCACAACCAGAATTCATCTTCCTTGTGCGGGTATAGCGTCAGGTTGTTGGCCTTGGTGCTGTCGCGCTGGAAGAAGCGGGTCAGTGCCTGGCCGGTATCCATGACCCCGAGGAAGCCGGCGTAGTGGATCAGTTCCTTGTAGCGGTTCGGGCTGGGCGTGGCGGTGCAGACGAACTTGAAGCGCACCCGGTCGAACAGGCTCAGGAAGGTCTGGTAGGTCTTGCTGCCGAAGCTGCGAAGAACGCTGGCTTCATCCAAGCTGGCCACGGTGAACAGGTTGGGGTCGAGTTTCCCATCGCGCACCGTTTCGTAGTTGGTGAGATAGAACTGCTGACCAGGACGCACTGCCGCAGGGGAGCGGATGAAGGTGAATTCAACGGTGGCATGCTGACCCTGGCCGGCCCGCCATGCCTTCAATTCGGCGCGCTGGGCGTCGGTGATCTTCGGATGATCGCCAGTGGCCAGCATGCGCGCGTCCCGCGCGAACTCCTGGCGCACCCCAAGCGGCAGGACGATCAGCGCCTGGCCGCCGGCGTGCTTGACGATCAAGCGGATGATCTCGATCTGGATGACCGTCTTGCCCAGGCCAAATGCGGCGAACACCGCCCGGCAGCCGCCGCGCACCGCCCACAGGACGATGGCGCGGTGGTGCGGCAGCAACAGCGGGTTGATCTCGTCCGGTTCGATGTCGAAGCCGGTGAACTCGGCAAGCTTGATTTTCTGGCGGAGGAAATCGAGGTAGGGATCACGCGCGCCCATCAGTATTCCTCCAGCAACAGCATCGGCTGGATGCTGCCGTCCTGGTAGACGATATCCAGTGGCGTGGTGGCCAGTGGTTCATCACCCTCCCAGCCATCGGGCCAGGTACCGGCTGCGATCAGTTCGCGGATGCGCGCCTCTTCCTCTGCGTTGATCAGATCCACCTCCGGCCGACCGAGTGCACGGGCGGCGGCATTGCAGTCCGCCTGGATCCGAAGGATGCGATCGAGCGCCATCAGACGTGCCTCGAAAGTCAGGGGGCCCATGCGCTGGGGATTCTTGGCGATCGAGCCATCCTTCAGACGTTCTGCGCCGGCCTTGCGCAGCCGGTATTGCGGTTCTCGCAGTTCCCGCCACAACGGCTTGAGCCCCTTGAGCGGCGCGAGATAGGACCAACGCGGCTGCAACAAGATGTTGTCGAGCGCGGTATCCGTTTCGGTCAATGAACAGCCGGTGCACCCGGTGCGGGCATTGATCTCCTCTGCTTCGTCGCCGCCGTAGGCATCGGCGATGGCCGCCGTTGACCAGTCGCCGAACTGGGATTGTGGCGCCCAGTGCTTCAACCATTCCCACACATGGCACACTCGCCAGTGCAGCAGTGGTGCCAGCGTGGCGATGCGGCCGCGCAAGCCCTTGGCCTCGGGCAGTACCTGCTGGTACCAGCCTTGACCACATTCCGCTCCGTCCTTGCCGCAAGACATCTCGATGCGCCGATCACGGATGGCGCTTTCACCCTGACGCACGCCAGTGATCATCAGCACGTTGCCATCGAATTGCGCCAGTCGATGAGACAGCGCTTCCTGCATGGGGTCGATCTTGATCTGCCGGGTGCACCAGCGCATTGTGTTGTTGTTCGGCGGCGGCACGCCCCGGCCCAGGATGTAGACCATGAAGCGCTTGTCCATCGGCGCCATGACGGTCTCAACGTCGATACCGCGCTCCGACAGGTCGTCCATGATCTGGTGCGCAGCGATGGACAGCGGCAGCAGTTCCTGTCGCGTATCGGCGTAGAACACGGTGAGGGTTTTCGGACGCTGGATCCTGCCGGTTTCCATGAGATGGATGAGCAAGGTGAGCGTGGCGCTGGAATCCTTGCCACCGCTCCAGGCAATGCCCCAATGAGGATGGCCGTCGCCATAGGCTTGCAGGGACTGGATCGTGAGTTCGATGCTCTCCGTCATCTGTAGGCGCTGGCCACCTTCGAAAAAGCCGATCTGGGTTAGGCTCATGGCCGGACCTCGCCGCCCAGCGCGGCGATCAACGCCGGTACCAGCTTGCGCAGTTCGCCTAAGGTCAGCACCAGGTTGCTATCGAAGATCGCGGCCTGGTCGGCGGCGTCCGCGTCCTTCAACTCATCGCGTAGCACGTCGAGCATGGCCAGCTTCTTCAGCGCCAGTGTGCTGGTCAGGACGAACGACAGCCGATCCTGCCAGGTCAGGGCCAGGTGCTCGACCAGTTTGCCGGCGCCCAGGTGCCGGGTTACTTCATCGCTATCCATCGGCTGATGGGCTAGTTTCGCTTCGGCGCCTTCTGTTCCAGGTGCCCGCAGGTGCGCGGTTTGGCCCAGGTCGAAGTCGCCAGCGTCGGCGTTTTCCAGCCACAGCGTCATCGCTGTCTGCGGCGTGGTCTGGGTATCGATCAGGCGCGCGGGCAGGCTGCCCAGCACTTCGCGCAGCGCCGACAACAGTTGCTCGGCCTTGCTGGCCGCCGCGGCATCGACGATCACCAGCCCGGCTTGCAGATCGATGATGGCGCGTTGCACCCGGCTGCGGGTAAAGGCCTTGGGCAGCAATTCGTCGGCCACCCGCTCGCGCAGCGCCTTGGCCTCCTTGCGGCCCACCTTGCGGTGCTCCTCGGCTTCGATCTGCGCAATGCGATACTCGGCTTCCTGCTTGACCACGATGGCGGGCAGGATCTTTTCCTCGGTCTTGAGCGCGACCAGCACGGCATCCTGCTGGGCGTAGGCATACAGTTCCGGTGCGTGCGGCGCGGGCGGTACCCAGCCCTGGGTGGACAGATCCATCGCGCCACACGGCATCCACGGACGCTTGGCCAGGCAGTCGGCGATGCTGTCGGCCGACAGGGCGTGGTCGGGAGCGAGTCGGTAAAGCGTTGCGTTGCGGGTCAGCATTGGTACATCTCCCTCAGATGGTTGGGCAGGCGCGGCGCCAGGCTGTGCGCTGCGTGGTCCATGGCGGCGCAGTACCAGCCGTCGAGCACGTCGAAGGTGTCGCGGCGGAGGCGCCATGCGGTTTTGTGGTGGCGGCCGAGTACGGCGGCCAGGTCGGCGACGCTGTTGTGGTCGGCGCGGCGGCGTTCGGTTTTGAGGAACTGGAGCACCAGCAGGGTTGCGGCTGGCTGCGACAGGGCGCGGTAGCATTCGCGCAGTTCCGGGCCGAGTGCCACGGCGACGGCCTCGCGCTGGGCCATGCCGAGGCGTCCGTACACCAGCGCCCGGCCGGTCAATGGTTCGATCCGGGTGAGGCAGGCCACGGTCAGCGCGGCATCGCCGGCACTTTCCAGGCGGGACATCTCCGGCCGGCCGCCGCAGCCGTGGCGCACGGCGGCCAACTGCGACGGGACGGACACGCCATCGGCAATCTGGATCTGTTGGTGCAACCAGGTTTCGAGATGAGCGTAGTTACGCACGGTGTTCCTCCAGGAGCTGGAGGGTGTAGGCCAGCAGGTCCAACTCGTTGACCTTGGCGATGCGCAGTAACGCTTGGTCGCCGTGCACGCCATGGGGACCCTGATGACATCCGTCATGACAGAGGGGGATCACCAGAAAATCACTGGCGCGCTGTGCGGCACCTTGGCCGGTACGGAGGTGGTGGACGTCGGTCTTGCCCGACTGGGGTTGACCCAGCAGCCGACACAACACGCAGCCCAGTTCGGCGATGCTTGTCTTGTGTGCTTTCGTGGAAGGGCTCGAACGCTGTTGCCGACGCTGCTTGGTGGTTGGCAATGGGGTGGCATCCTCGCCGCTGGCGCTGCATGCGATTTGCCAGGCCGGGCGGCGCACGATTTTCGACGGGGTGGCGGCGCTCATGCGACGTCCTCGCGCTCGAAGAACCGCACTCCGAGTTCGGACGCGGCGTCGGCCTCCACGCGCGTCATGTACTCGGCGAACTCGCGCGAGCTCATCTCAGTGGTGCTCTTGCGACGCAGGATCAGCGTGCCGTCGGGCAGGCGCATCTCGTCGCAGATGCCGAACTTGCGGGCGTAGTGTTCGTGCCAGATTTCTTTCCCGTACTGGCGGCCATTCACCCATGCCTGCGTTGCGATCTGCTCCAGAACGCCTTTCCAGTAGCGCGCATTCGCTTCGTTGCTGCGTTTGCGCTCTGAACTGGTGACGATGATGCGCAGGGGTGATCCCTGGTGCAGGAAGGCGGCTGCATTGGCTTTGACGAATGCACCGAGGGCCTGCCATACGCTGGGTGCCGTGAGCACGAATTCCTTGTAGACGTGAGCCATCAGGCACCCCCTTTGGTTGTGCGGAATTTGGCGGCGCGGGCGGCGGCATCCGTGGCCGACAGGTGCTCGACTGCTTGCGGGAATGGCCAGGCGCCCAGGTAGTCGGCGCCGAGGTGGTCGCGGCCTTCCTGCTCGGCCTGTTCTCGGCCGATCTCGGGCAGGTAGGTGACCTGCACGTGGCGGGTGCGGCCGATGAACAGCCAGAGGAATGAGGTGGGCGCACGGGTCATGGCGTCTGCTCCGGAATCGCCACGCCCAGCAGGCGGGCCCGTTCCAGCAACTCGGGGAACCTGGCCAGGTCTTCGCCGAAGGTGTTCAGGGCGCCGAGCGCCAGTTCGACGCTGCACCGGGGGTAGCGCTTCGGTTCGCGGGCGATGTCGTAGGCCCAGCGGCGATGGGTGTCGCTGCGATGGCGGCTGACATCCAGCCCGATCTGCGCGGCCCGCTGTTGCGCCTCTTCTCGGGTCAGGGTGATGCGCCCCGGCGCCGGCAGCGCGCTGGCGGGATCGGCCGCCGGCGGGATCGGCTGGTCCTGCATGGCTGCGGCGCGGTCCCATGCGGCGAGCCAGCGGCCGCGCAATTGGGCTGCGGGCATGCCGAGCAGGTCACCGCCCATCTTCTGCGCTGCCCAGAACACACGCGGGCTGGGCCAGTTCTCCGGCTCGCCATTGCGTCGGGCAGCGGCGCATTCGATGGCGATGTGCAGCAGGGCTTCCGGCTCCAGGGCTGCGGTGGGCCGGCAGGCCTTGAGGAATTGGGTCAGGCTCGGTGGCTTGTCGTGCCGCTGGCGGCATTGGCCCAGGCCATGGCTGACCTCGGCGGGCGTGATGGCGTCTTCCTGAAACGCCTCGGCCCAGGTCAGTTCCCAGTTGTCGATCTCTTCCTGCGAGCGGAAGGACGAGCGCCAGATCGCCGGGTACATGCCGCTCAGGCGATTGAACAGGTGCGTAATGGCCGTGCGGCCATCCAGCGCAGTCCGCGACTTAAGCCAGACGTTGGTAGTCGGCATCGACGACATGGCCACTCTCCTCTGGGGGCATACGGTTGCGATTGGCGTAGGCGACAGGGTCGAAGGCCGGTGCTTTGCCTGAAGCGGGCTGCGTGGCGCCTCGCGCCTGGGGCAGTACGGTGTTGCGCAGGATGGAATCGAGGTAACCGGCGGTGATCGGCTGGGTACTGGCTTTGGCTTGGCGCGCGTTTGCTGCGATGTCCATCGCCTGACTGATCTGGGTGTCGGAGATGCCGTCTCGCACCCAGGCATGCAGTTCGGGATTGGCGGGTACCACGGCGGCGCCGCGCTCCCGGAGGTGACGAGCGATTCGCAGCGCTTCGGGCTGGGTATCCGTCGTCGCGGCGCTGTGGTTCAGTGCCACTGACGACGATGAACCACCAGAGGTTTTAGGTTGTTGTTTTTGTTCTTTCTGACTTCTGACGCCTGCGCGCACGAGGGGTGATGGGTGGGGTGTACCCTCTGGTGTTGCATCAAACCCTTCACCAAAGGGGGGCTTTGGTGCGTCGTCTGGTGTGTTGTCTGGTGCGTCTTTGGTGCCACCTCTGGTGAGGCGTTTGTGCTCGTCGATCACCATGCGGCTGCTGTACCAAAGTGGGCCCATTCGGGACTCGATCAGCACCACCGGCGGGCCAGGCTTGCGGCCGGAGACCGGCGTATAGATCAGCTCCGGTACGCGCTGTCCGGCGTCAGCGCCCTTGAGCACCCCTTTGTTCACCAGCGTGCGCAGGTCGGCGGCGCGGCAATTGATGGCCTGCGCGATCTCCTTCAACGGCCAGGGCAGCACGCCGTATTGAGCTGAGTCGTGCATCAGGCACATGACATCGAGCCAGTACGCGCGCTCCGCTGGCGTGCAGCGGCGCAGGTTGGCATTGGCCTGCCAGTCCGCCGGGTAGAAGGGGAACCAGGGTCGAGTCACTGCGCCCGCCCGGTTTTGGGCCCAAATTGGCCATTACCAGCGCACGTGGCGCCGGACGACAATTCGGCGGCGTGTGAGCGATTGAACTGGTTGAGCCCGCGGCGGAAGAAATCGGAGTGCGAGACGTAGCCCAGCGCATCAACGATGTGGCACAGGCTGATGTATTCCTCTGGGTTGAGGTACACCTTTACGCAGATGTCGCGCCCGCCCCTGGCGTAGACCGGGCGGTATACGGGAGTGGGAGGAGTGAGCCGTATGTAGCCGAATCGGGCGGCGAGCCAATCGAGGAGATGCATTACCGCGTCTCCTCTTGATCTGCATCGGCTGGCCAGATGAGATGCCAGTCTTTGGGCCTGAGCTTATCGAGGGGGATGCCGGTGATGCGGCTCAGCTTGGTGCAATGCCGGGGAGCGATGGGCCGCCTGGTGTTTACCCATTGCGAGATAAGGCCTTGGCTTACTCCGAGAGCATCCGCCAGACGTTGTTGCGTACGGTCTTTTTCATGGCAAAGCCAAGTGGTGATCGGGTGGGGGGTGTCGCGCATATCACGCCTCTCCTTTGAAAAAATTGGGTTCAGGTGGTGGCGCTGCGCTCGCACTGCTCGACCAGGCTCAGTGCCGCAGGACACTTTTCGACGAGCTGGTACGCGCGAAGCTCGGGCACGTATTCGCCCCACTGGTCTACTGCCTGCCAGGTGATTCCAAGCAAGCGCGCCAGGGGACCCCGGCCCTGCATGAGGGCAATGGCATCAGAGGTTTTGATTTTCATGAGGCAAGAATACAAGCATGCTTTTACAAGCGCAACAGGTATCCTTTCATTGATCGGTACAAGCTACCTTGTATCATGGCGAGCATGAGCACCTTTTCTGAGCGCGTAGCCCGCGCCGTTTCTATCGTTGGGAACATGAGCCGCCTGGCCGAGCGGGTTTCAGTGCTTTCCGGGCGAAAGGTTTCACCACAAACGATCCGATACCTGGTCAAGGGGGATTCGCGGCAGGGGAACAAGAGTCCTTCGTCCAGCGAGCTGAGCCCGTGGATTGCTCAGGCTGCGGGGCTTTCTCTGGATTGGCTGGTGACGGGGCGCGGGGAGGTGTTCGACGCCAGTACGACACCCCGCGCCGAAGGGAAGGGGGAATTCACCCCATCTGTTAGCGCGCCCAGTGGTGTTGCTGCGGGGGCAACGGGTATCCCGTGGGCTGTCGTTCGCAGTACCGGCGATCATCCGGTGCTGGAGAGTGAGCCTGGCACCGTTGCCGTCTATTCCATGGACAACTGGATCGCTGAGAAGGGATTGAATCCATCGGACCTGCTGGCGATGGATGTTCAGGATGACAGCATGGCGCCAGCGATACCTGCCGGCGCTCGTGTCGTGATTCAGCGGACGCGGGTTGTTCAGAGCGGCCGGGTGCACGTGTTATGGCGCGATGGCGAGTGCTACCTGAGACGGGTATTCAAGCAATTCGATGGGGCACTCCTGATCGCCAGCGAGAACAAGACCAACAATCGCGATGTGGTGCTGCGTAACGATGAACTAGCTCAAGTTCATCTGCTGGGTCTGGTGGTGTCCGTTGCATTCGATATCTAGCCCCTGAGCGAGCCTGCCACTGGTGGGCTAGCGCGCCAGCCTTCTTTTTCTGACCGGCCCCCGATTCTCGGGGGCTTTTTTTTCGTCTTCCATCCGCTCCTGAGAAAGCTCGCTTGCTTTTCTTCTTCGACGTGCGCTTTAAAAATACAAGCTTTCTTGTTGCAATAATGGAAGCGTGCTTGTATATTGGGCCTGTCGCTGCTTGTGCCGCGACGACCTCTGTCCTTTCTCTGGGTTGCCCCGTCTACGGGCGGGGCCTTTTTGGAGGCGCGACATGGACCCCGAACAAGTGCAGGCGCTGCTGGGCCTGATTCGCGATTGCGAACGTGATTTCGCAGCGCTGAACAGCCAGCCCATGGCCATCGATGAGGAACGTGAAGATGAATAGGGAAAGCGTTTTGCTTCAGGCGGCATCCCGCTTGATGGCGGCCGATGGCACCGACACCAGAACCATGGTGGCAACGGTGCGCGCGGTGCACGCGATGCTGGCCGACCTGCTGCGTCCGACCACGGTCGGCGTGGATGTGCCGGTGAGCCCGACCGAGTGCATGCGCCTGGATGTGCAGTTGACGCACCAGGGTGACGTTGAGCGGGTGTACCTGCCCGGCGCCATCGATCCGCTGCCGGCTGAGGATGGCTATCTCAGCGAAGTCGGCCGCTGGATGCCGAATCGCTGGCCGGTGTTGCTCGACACCGATGCGATTGCTGCTGCGCTGGAAGCAGCGCGCCCCAACCGCTACGTGGCGGTGGCATGATGGGCGCCCTGCGTGTGCTGGTGCATCCGGTGCTGGCCGGCCGTCGCGAACTGCTGCGCTCGCTCCAGACGGCCACCGGCATGGTGGTGCGCCGTCGCCGCGGTGTTCTCTACCTGGCGGAGTGCTGAGCATGCAGGCACTGAAAGCGTGCGCGGTCTCCCTTTTCTTTGGCGTGCTCTGGACCCTGGCCGGCCTGTTCTGGCTGGGGCTGGAGCAGGTTTTCACGGGGGGCTGAGATGTCCGATCCGATCCGCGTTCGTGCGTCCAGTTGGGGCCGGCTGTTCGACTGCGCCCATGCGTGGGAGGGCGCTCACCTGCTGGGCATGTACCAGGCATCTGGCCCACGTGCGCTGCTGGGGACTGCGCTCCACGCGGCGACGGCGGTGTTCGATCAAGCCCGCGTTGATGCTGCGCCGGTGTCGGTGGCGGAGGCCAGTGATGTGTTGGCCGATGTGCTGCGCGAGCCGCCCTATGAGGTGAGCTGGGCCGGTGAGGATCTGTCGCCGCGGCAGGCAATGTCCATCGGCCAGGGGTTGCTGGGCCGGTATTGCACCGAGATCAGCCCACGCTACCAGTTCACTGCCGTGGAACTGGCCACGGCGCCGCTGACCATCGATTGCGGTGGCGGGTTGCAGATCGAGTTGACCGGGACCATGGACCGCAGCCGGGCGCGCATCGTCGATGGCGCCGTCGGGATCAGCGATCTGAAGACCGGCCGCAATGCTGTGAGCCAGGGCAGGGCGGCGACCAAGGGCCATGTGGCCCAGCTCGGCACCTATGAATTGCTGTTCGAGCACACCACCGGCCAGGTGGTGACGGCGCCCGGCGAAATCATCGGCATGAAAACGTCCGGTGCGCCGGAGATTGCGGCCGCCGACGTTCCCAATGCACGCGCGCTGATGGTCGGCACGGCCAGGCAGCGCGGTCTGATCGAGTTTGCTGCGGAGATGTTTCGCAGCGGCCTGTTTCCCCCTAACCCGCAATCGCACGCCTGCCACGAGCGCTATTGCGCCCGATGGAAGGCTTGCCCGTATCACGACTGAAGGAAATTCTATGACCACCAATCTTGAAGCCCTGCGCGATAGCGCGGCGGAGCGCAGTGCCCCCCGCACTCTGATGCAGTTGCTGGGCGATGAGAAGACCAAGCGCCAGCTCGGCGCGCTGGCTGGCCAATACGCTACCCCTGATCGCATGCTGGCACTGTGCGTCAACGCGGTGCGTAAAACCCCGCGGCTCGCCGAGTGCGAGCCGAAGTCGGTACTTGGCGCATTCATGGCCGCGGCTGGTCTTGGCCTGGAGCCCAACACGGCGACTGGGCAGGCCTGGCTGATCCCGTATGGCCGCCGGGAAAAGCGCGGCAATGAGTGGGTGACGGTTACCGATTGCCAGTTTCAGATCGGCTATCGCGGCTACGTCACCCTGGCGTATCGCTCGCCAGTGGTGGCGTCGATCCAGGCCGAGGCGATCCATGAGAACGACCTGTTCGAACACATGCAGGGCAGTGATGCGTTCTTGCGGTTCCAAAAGGCGCTGAAGGACCGCGGCCCGCTGGTGGGCGCTTTCTGCCTGACCAAGCTGAAAACCGGCGAAGAGATCGCTTGCGTGCTCCCGCTGGATGAAATCCACAAGATCCGCGGCAAATCGGAAACCTACGTGAAGCTGGCCCGCGACGTGGAGGACGCCAAGATCGGATCCGAACGTGCGAAGGCACTGTCACGCCTGGAACAAACCCCGTGGGTGCTGTGGGAGGACGTGATGGCGGCGAAGAGCGCCATCAAGCGCGCCTTCAAACATTTGCCGCTGGCGGCCAACGATCCGCTACTGGTTGCTGCGCAACTCGACGAGGCGCGCGAGCCGCTGAGCGCATTGGCTGGAGACGAAGGCAGTGCCAGCCATTTATTCGAGCACGGCGTGTTGCCGGCGCTGGCGGACGAATCCTCCGACGAGTTCGAAATCCCGGGTGTCCTGCGCGAGGAAGAAGGCGATTTGGTGCCGGTGGAAGAACCCGCGCCGGCGGCGGTGACAAACCGCCAGCGCCCTGCGCGTCAGCCGCTGGAATAGGGGGACAGCCATGCGCATCGACCAATCCAGTTCGCTCTTCATCGAACTGCGCAACCGCGAGTTGCGCACCTTCAGCGAGATCCTGCGCCTGGCCAGCGAGCGCTTGTATGCGGTACCGGCCACGCCTTTGCATGGTTCTCCCCATCGTCGCCAGGCTGGCCTGGTGGCCAATGACCTGATCGACGTGGAAGTGATGCTCGGCTCGCTGGCGGAGGCGCTGGGCGTTCGCATCCAGGTTTTCCACACCAACGAGTCGCGGAACCATTCGCTGCCGCAATTGGAGAGCACCCCGTGAAGCTGAGCCATATCCAGATCGAAAACATCCTGGGCATTCGGCATGCCGATATCACGCCGGCTGCCCCGGTGGTGCTGTTTGCCGGCCGCAATGGCGCCGGCAAATCCTCGCTGCAAGACGCCATCGCCCTGGCCCTGACCGGTCAGCCGCGCCGCGTGAAACTCAAGAAGCAACTGGCGGAACTGATCAGTGAAGGCGGCAAGCGGGGCGGCGTGGTGATTCAGGCGGCCGGTGACACCGGAGAATCGACTTTCAGCTATCGCCTGCCCACCGGCGTGCATAGCGGGGCCGAGCGCCTGGCCGACAACCTGTTCGTTCCGCTGGTGCTGGATCCGACGCGCTTTGCCGCGGCCGATCCGGATCAACGTCGCCAGTGGCTGTTCGAACTGGTCGGGTGCGAGGCCAGTGCCTCGGTGGTGCGGGCGCGGTTGCTCAAGCGGGGCGCGACGTCGGAGCGGGTCGATTCGGTGCTGCCGCTGATCCACGCAGGGTTCCCCGAGGCCGCCAAGGCGGCGGCGCTGCGGGCCAGTGAGGCACGTGGAGCGTGGAAGAGCGTCACCGGCGAGGCGTATGGCAGCGTCAAGGCCGATGCCTGGTCCGCGCCGATCCCGCCGGCGGTGAACGGCGGGAATCTGGCCGAACTCGACGCGCTGTCGGTGGAACTGGACGGAAAGATCGAGGCGTTGCAGATCGATCTCGGCCGGGCGCTGGAAGCAGAAGAACAGGCGCACCGACGCGAAGCGGAATTGGATCACCTGCGTGAAACCGCCGAGCGCCTGCCGCGCTTCACGGCAAAGCTCGAAGCGGATCGCGCGGAGGTGGCGCGCATGTCCGCGTTGGTGGACGCTGCGCGTGCTGCGCAGGGTGGCGATCCGACCGGCCCTGCGCTGCTGCACCGCGTGGTTGAGGCGCTGCGCGCCATACCTGCCGACTGCCGGCCTGCCAACGTGGCTGACCTGTTCGCGGAGTACGACCGGGACTATGCCGCCCACCCGGGCAATCCTGAACTGGCGGCGCGCCTGGGTGAGTATGCGCATGCTTTGCAGGTGGTCCAGCGTGCGGTTACCAACGACGAACAGGATGTAGCCCGGGCAGAGCAGGCGGTGGCGCGGCTGGCAGAGCCGGCCCCGGCTCAGTCCAGGTTGGATACCTCCACCGCGCAGATGCAATTGGATGTGTTGCGCGCCGAGCGTGCGGAGGTGGTGCAGCGTCACGCGGCAGTTCGGGAATCCATGCACGCTGCGGCGCGTGCCGCCACCTTGACCGAGACCGCTGCCCGGCACCATGCCGACGTGCTGGCGTGGTGCGAAATCGCCGATGCGCTCGGGCCTGACGGTATCCCCGGCGAGATTCTGGCGGATGCGCTGGCGCCGGTGAATCGGTTGTTGATGACGCTCAGTCAGGTCGCGGGTTGGGGTGTCTCCGCGCCTGCACGCATCGACCCGGCCATGACGCTGACGCTCGATGGACGACCTTATGCATTGTTGTCCGAATCCGAGCGGTGGCGTGTGGATTGCCTGCTGGCGCTGGCCATCGCGGAACTGTCGGGCCTGCATTTTGTGATGCTCGATCGCATGGACGTGCTCGATCTGCTGGCGCGTAACCAGTTGCTCGATCTGTTGGCCGATCGCGTGGACAACGGCGCGCTGGCCGGGGCGGTGGTGTGCGCGACGCTGAAGGCGGCTCCTGCTGATCTCGGACCGCAATTCGACGTGCATTGGATCGAGGCGGGCAGGGTGGTCGCCGCGGCTGATTCGCTCATCGTGTAGCCATGGGCCGCCCGGTTGCGGCTTGCCCTGGGCCCTGGCGGCGCACTGCTGGCCAACCTCGTTATTGCCTACGTACTGATTGCCTTGTGTCTGCTCGGCTATTCGCTGGGTCGGGTATGGCACGCCAATCGAAGAGAGAAAGTAGATGAAACTAAAAATTGAATCGCGAGAATTGAAACGCCTGGCGGCGGTAGTGAAACCGGCCGTGATGCGATCCGGCCCGCTCGCGTCCATCGTCAATCAGGTATTGATCCGGGCAGATGGCGCTGAAATCACCATGGCCGGCACGGATACCAATATCCAGATCATTGCCCGAGGAAAAGCCGAGGCTGATCAATTCGCGGCGGTATTGAATATGGATCGGCTGATGACGGCATGCGCTGCTGCTGAGGTGCTGGAATTCACCGGCGAAAACGATGTGGTCAAGGTGAAGGCTGGCCGGGGACGGATGACGCTGGCCACATCGCCGATCGATCATTTTCCATTGCAGGATCCTCAGCGCAATCTGGTGCGGGTTGACGTGCAAAACCTGGCGGAGCGGCTGCGGTCCGTGGTGTTTTCCGCGTCACGCAACGACATCCGGCATTACCTGAATGGGGTCCACCTGGAGGCGGACTCCAAGAGTGGCACGGTCCATTTCGTTGCCACCGATGGTTTCCGGCTGGCCACTGTCAGCGATCACGCGGAAGGGCTGAGTCAATCCGTTGCCTGCATCATCCCCACTGCCGTGGTGAATCAACTCATCAGCATGCAGCCATCACTGCTCATGGTCAGCGACCGCGAGTTGGTGGCCTGCGGTGATGGGTACGAATTGCTGTCCAGATTGATCGATGGGCGCTACCCGGATTGGCGCCGTCTGATTCCGCGTGAATGCGAATACCGAAGTGCTGTGGATCGGGGCGAACTGCTGCGACTGCTGGGCATCGCCGCAGGATTTGTGCAATTCAAGAATCCGGCCGCGGCCATCAGATTGGACACGGAATTTCAAATATCCAGCTGCAACGACAACGCCGAGACATTTGAAAGCGGCGTCCCGGCTTCGGGCAATCAACGGCAATTCAACATGAATGTCGATTTCTTGCGGCAGGGACTGGAGTGGGTGTCCGATGAATCGGTGGTGTTGCAATGGGATACCACCGAAACCGCTGCTGCTATTGCAATCAACCAGGGCAAATGGTGGTACGTCGCCATGCCGCTGCGTGTGTAAGGAGCGATGCTTTATGTTTGCACTTGAATGCTATCAGCGTGCGGCGTTGGCCGCGGTCAAGGCGGGTCGCATCGCGCTGGCGGATCGACTGGAATTGCGGTGGCTGCGCCATACGAGCCAGCCGTGGTTCGAAGAGGACGGATGCCGGGTCAATTACTCGACCGGTGCTGTTTTGCAAGGGGGCGATATCGACCATGAATTGCTCGACGAGCCGGAGGACGAGGTAAGGATTTGGACACCGGTTGAGTTGCTGCATGGGCTCATTGCCGGGGGGCTTTCCGTGCGCTGGGTCGCCGATGACTTTGATGGCGTGATTACGAATATCGATGGCCAGGTGCTGGATGGTGACGGGGGTGAGCTGTGATCACCTACGCCACCGTTTGCTCGGGCATCGAAGCTGCCTCGGTGGCGTTTGCGCCCCTCTCCGCCATTATTAATTAAGTCATTGATTTATCAGGTTGTTTTTTCTTTGTGCCGCGCGACAGGTGTCCCGGACCGGTGTCCCATTTTTTGGGGATCACCTGTTTTGAAGCTAGCCTCACACCTCGCCAAGTCGCGCCACGGCGTCTTTTACTTCCGCCTGTCCGTCAGGGAAGGAAGCGCCACACGAGAGAAGCGGGTCTCCCTTCGCACCACGAACCCACAGGAAGCCCGGCTCAAAGCGGCATGTCTTTCCGGGATAATGGCAGTTCACAAACAGGAGCAGCAGCGGGCTATGGGAGAGGCACGGTTCAACGCAGCACAGGGCATTGCAGCCCAAGACCCGGACGGCAATCTCTTGCTGAACCTGTTGCGCCGCGTTGATCCTGAGCGACTGGCCGAACTGGCCGGGCGACCGCTGTCCGAAGTGAACGAACTGCTCAACGGGGCCAGCGAAACGGACGTGCGCAGGCTGGACATTGAACTGCCGGCCAGAAAAGGCTGTCGCAATTCAGAAGGCACGGCTCTATGATGTCCGCTGCCGGCCAAGAGTGGCCATTCCATCATTGGTTTTTGGCTCCAATCGCGAGATTTTTAGATTTTCCTGAAAGTTGGATTGCAGTTGCCCACTCTAATAAATCTAGCTAGATTCTTTTTTATAAGAAAAGTGAGTATTTGTGCCGGCCGTATAAATATAATTATGCTATTGGGGAATTGATATGAGTCAAGAAAAAAATGAATACGAGCGCCTTATGAAAAACCGGCCACATGTCGTTATCCTCGGTGCGGGCGCAACAATGGCGGCGATTCCTAATGGTGACAAAAACGGCAGGAAGTCATCTGTCATGAACGGATTCATCGAATCGCTAGGAATGACTGAAACCCTCAAGGAGGTCAGTCTTCAAACGAGTAGCAACAACTTAGAAGACATTTACTCCGAGCTTCACAATCGCCCTGAATGTGATGCCATAAGGGGGGAACTAGACAGACGAATACGCGACTATTTTTCGGAACTGGAGCTACCAGATGAACCGAATATTTATGACTTGTTGCTCTTGGCGCTGAGGAAGAAGGATATTGTCGCAACATTCAATTGGGATCCGCTGTTGTTGCAGGCGTATCAACGCGTTTCCAAGATCACGAAGGAATTACCCGATCTTGCATTCCTACACGGAAACGTACTTGTAGGATATTGCCGCAAGCACAAGTGCGGTGGAGTTCTTGCCGCGTACTGCCGAGATTGCGGTGCACCTCTTGATCCGGCTCCGCTACTCTATCCTGTTACAAATAAGAATTACGCTGCGGACCCTTACATTCAAGATAACTGGAAAGCCGTTCAAAACAAGCTGAAACGCGCATATTTAGTAACAGTCTTCGGCTATAGCGCTCCAAAGACTGATGCTGAGGCTATTGCTCTTATGAAAGGTGCTTGGAGGACTGTCGACGAGCGCAATTTTGAAGATTTTGAGTTCATTGATATCTGCGAAGAAGATACCATAATTACACGTTGGCAAGAATTTATTCATTCGCACCATTACCAAGTGCATAAAGATTTTTTCTCTTCGAGCTTAGCACAGCATCCACGTCGAACGACAGTGGAACTCTTCGATCGCACCATGAATTGTATGTTTACTGAAACACTTCGAAAATTTACTCCCGGCATGAAATGGGAAAACATCAATTCCCTTGTAATCGATCTTGTTATTGAAGAGAACGAGCTTTCGATAGACGGCTTTCTGGTCACACACACGACATAACATGGCATTCGAAGATGTGGTCCAGGTTGAGGCGACTACTTGCCTTCTTCAAATTTTGTCCATTCAACTTCAAATCGTGCCTTTGTATTGGTGGATGTTCTGGGTGACAGCGGAGCCGACATCGCATGACCTTTGCTGGTTACCATTTGCGTGGTGCCGGCGTCATCCATTACCTGGACTTTCGTTCCCTTTGGGCCGGGGGCATCGGGGCCGGCAAAGAACCGCTTGAAGTTGGTAGTTGAACCTACTGCTGGGAGCATGCCGGTAGGGTTGACCAGATCGCTCATGTGGACGCTATCTTTTCGGACCGTCATATGGGGGAAGGGCGAGACCGTCCCATCTTCACGCTTTGGACCATAAACAGTCATCTCATCGGTCGATTTGACGACTGCCGCGTCGCGCCCAGCGATTGTTTTCGGAACGTGAGTGGTGCGTAGGTCGGTGCTGCTGGTGCTGGAAGATGACATTATTAAGCCGGGCTGATTGTGGAAAGCACGGTATAGCAACGCTGTGGCAGAGATGCCAGGGGCATTTAGAAAAGTTGCAGTAGGGGCTTGACGGCAAAAATGTCCGATATTTACAATGAATCTGTATTCTGGTGATCATGCGTTCAGCGTGAACGGACACCAGAAAAGCCAGCGCCACCCGGATCAAACCGCGTGGCGTTTTTCGTTTCCGGCCCAGTGGTAGTGGGCCTAAATCGGTACCGCGCCGTGCGCCATTCGGGGTTGATCCCTGGGCAGCAGGTGCGGTCACAGTAGAGCCCGCCGTGAGCGGGCTTTGTCGTTTCTGGAGCCTGCATGACACACCTATCCATCGAGCATGAGATCCAGGCCAGGGGCCTGACTGCGCCGTGCATCACGCCGGCCTACGAGCTACGCACGCGGCTCCATCAGGGTGTTTGATCGTGCCTGAATCCATCCGTGGCGTGACCGGCGCTGATGAGCTGCAACAGGTGGTCGAGATGTTGCAGGGGCAATTGCGCGAGCGTGATCGCGTGCTCGACGGGCTGACGGCACGGGTCCAGCAATGGGAAGGGCGCGTCGCCGGCATCGATACCCGCCTGGAGGTGGGCACGGAGCGATTCAGCCGGCTGGAAGCGCATGTGGATGAGCTGGTGTCCACGCAGCGCGCCCACGCTGCGCACCTGAGCGAGGTACGGCAGATGCAGGCCGATATCCGCGCGCTGCTGGAGCTGTTCGGTGATCTGCGTGGCACGCTGCGCACGCTGTCGATGTTGGGCAATCTGATCAAGTGGTTGGGTGGCGTCGCGGTAGTCATCGGCGCCGGCATCGCCTGGTTCAAGTCGGGTGGCTGAGATGGCTGCACAAACCGATTGGGAGGTGATCGAGCGCGATTACCGCGCCGGCATCAAGTCGTTGCGCCAGATGGCTGAAGAGCACGGCATTACGCATGGGGCGATCAATAAGCGCGCCAAGCGTGATGGCTGGACCCGCGACCTGTCGGCGAAGATCCAGGCTCGTGCCGATGCGTTGGTATCCGCGCAGGCGGTATCCAGCCAGGTATCCGCGGAATCCAAAATTGCCGAGCGCGAGATTGTCGAGGCCAATGCAAACGCCATTGTTGCGGTGCGGCTGGCGCATCGGCGCGATATCGGCCGTGGTCGGGAACTGGTCTCCAGGCTGTTTTCGGAACTGGAATTGCAGTGTGGTGCGGATACCGTGGCGCTGCTGGAGCAACTGGGCGAGATGATGCGCGACCCTGACCAGTACGGCCGGGATCGCCTGAATGATCTGTACCAAAAGATCATCAGCCTGCCGGGCCGTGCCAAGACCATGAAGGATCTGGCTGAATCGCTCACCAAACTCGTGAGCATGGAGCGTCAGGCGTTCGGTATGGATGCCGATACCAGTGAGGACGACCGTGGTTCGACGTTGACCGAGGCGCAGCGCGTCAGCCGGATTGCGGCGTTGCTCGACAAGGCGAGGCGCCAGGATGGCTGACATGCTGCCTGCCGACATGACTCCTGCCGAGTTGATGGCGCTGATGAAGCGTTTGACGCCGGAAGAGCAGGCCGAACTGGATCGCCTGCTGACGGATGGGTTGCCCAAGTGGATGCCCCAGGTGGGTCCGCAGACCCAGGCGCTCGAATCCGAGGCCGACATCGTGTTCTACGGTGGTCAGGCCGGCGGAGGTAAGTCCGACCTGCTGCTGGGCGCGGCGCTGACCCGGCATGAACACAGCATCATTTTCCGGCGCGAGGCGGTGCAGTTGGTTGGCCTGGAGGAGCGTGCGGCCAAGATCCTGGGTTCGCGTGACGGTTACAACAGCCAGACCAAGGTGTGGCACGTCCCCGGCGAAGATGGCCGCATTCTGGAATTCGGGTCGGTCAAGGAGCCTGAAGACTGGATGAAATACCAGGGTCGCGCGCATGACCTGAAGGGCTTCGATGAGATCACCCACTTCTTGGAAATCCAGTTTCGCACGCTGATCGGCTGGATGCGCACCGACAACCCCTCGGTGCGCCAGCGCGTGATCTGTGCGGGCAATCCGCCGACCGATGCCGAGGGCGAGTGGGTGATCCGTTACTGGGCGCCGTGGCTGGACCCGCAGCATCCGAACCCTGCCCAGCCGGGCGAGCTGCGATGGTTCGTCACGGACGAGGATGGTAGTGACCGCGAAGTGCCCGGCCCGGATCCGGTCCTGATCGGCGGCGAATCGATGAAGCCCAAGAGCCGGACGTTCATTCGTTCCAGCGTGGACGACAACCTGTTTCTGCAACTCACCGGCTACAAGGCAACGCTGCAAGCGTTGCCCGAGCCGCTGCGCAGCCAGATGCTGCGTGGCAACTTCATGGCCGGCCGCACCGACCCGGTGTGGCAACTGATCCCCACCGAATGGGTGAAGGCGGCGCAGGCGCGCTGGCAGCCACGGGTTGAAAAAGGCCCGATGACCGCGCTCGGGCTGGACCCGTCGCGCGGCGGCACCGATAAGACCTCGGCCGCCCGACGCCATGACACCTGGTTCGATGAACTGGTCACCGCCCCTGGTCAAGTCACCTGCGACGGCCCGGCCGCCGCCGGTTTCGTGGCACCGCTGGTGCGCAATGGTGCCTGCATCTGCGTGGATTCGATCGGCATCGGTTCCAGCGCGCTGGATTTCATCAAGGGGCTGAATCTGCTGGTGCTGGCGGTGGCGGGCTCTGAGGCCAGCGCAGGTGCCACGGTGGCGGGCAATCTGCGCTTTCGCAACAAGCGCGCGGAGATGTACTGGCGGCTGCGTGAGGCACTGGACCCCGCCGCCGAGCGCCCGATTGCGCTGCCACCGGACAAGGAACTGCTCGGTGACCTGTGCTCGGTGCGCTACAAGGTTGTCCAGTTGGGCAAGGCTGCCGCGATCCAGATTCGCGATAAGGATGAGATCCGGGAAGTGCTGGGCCGCTCGCCCGACAAGGGCGACAGCGTGGCGCTGACCTTTGTTTCGGGCATTCCCGCGCCGGGCTCGATGCGCAATCGCGTGCCGCGCGAGGCAGCGGATTGGCGGCTGTGATGATCAAGGGAGATACCAATACCGTGGAGGCGGCAACGCGCGACGACGGCCTGAGCCTGCTGGAGTTTTCCGGCTGGCTACGCGAATTGCAGGAGCAGCCGGCCTGGCGTGCCCGGGCGGATCGGGAATCCGACTACTACGACGGCAATCAGCTCGATGCGGAGATCCTGCGCCGCCAGCGGGAGATCGGCATCCCCCCGGCCATTGAGCCGTTGATTGGCCCGACCATTGATGCGGTGTTGGGCGCGGAGGCCAAGAGCCGGACCGACTGGCGCGTGACCGCTGACCATGACCGCGAAGGTGTAGACGTGGCCGAGGCGTTGAACCAGCGGCTGAACCAGGCCGAGCGCCAGGCCAAGGCCGATGATGCCTGCTCCGCCGCCTACGCCAGTCAGATCAAGGTTGGCATCGGCTGGGTGGAAGTGGCGCGTGAGGCAGACCCGTTTCGCTATCCATACCGTTGCCTATCCATCCACCGCAATGAAATCTGGTGGGATTTTCTGGCGAAGGAGCCGGACCTGTCGGATGCGCGTTACCTGATCCGTCGTAAGTGGATGCAGGTCAAGCAGGCGGTGCTACTGTTCCCCGAGTGCGCGGAACTGATCCGCTCGGCGGGTGCGGGCTGGCATACGCTGGATCCGGCCACCATCGGCCTGGATGGCGGCGCCTCCACCGATCTGGCGATGTCCTGGAACATGGAACGTGGTTGGTCGATCGAGGAGCAGGAGTGGCGCGATAGCGCCAACCAGCGCGTGTGCTTGTTCGAATGCTGGTACCGGCAATGGGAAAGGGTGCTGGTGCTCAAGCTGGCTGATGGCCGCGTGGTCGAGTACGAGCCCGTCAACGAAGCGCATCAGCTTGCGGTCGCGCTCGGTGGCGTGGTGCCGGAGTATGCGGTGGTACCGCGCGTGCGACTGTCATGGTGGCTGGGCCCGCATCGCCTCAGCGACGCGCCGACTCCGTATCGCCACAAGCATTTCCCTTACGTGCCGTTCTGGGGCAAGCGCGAGGATCGTACCCGCGCGCCGTATGGTCTGATCCGGGGCATGATGTTTTTGCAGGATGAGGTGAACGCCCGCATTTCCAAGATGCACTGGGGTCTGGCCGCCACCCGCACCACCCGCACCGATGGCGCGGTTAAGGATGACGACACCACGTTCCGCCGTGAAGTGGCCCGGCCCGATGCGGACATCGTGCTGGATCACGATCACATGCGGAACGGCGGCGTGTTCAAGGTGGAGCGTGATTTCCAACTCAACCAGCAACAGTACCAGCGGCTGGCCGATGCGCGCGAAGGCATCAAGCGCACCGGCGGCATCTACAACGCCTTCATGGGGCAGGACGGCCAGGCCAATTCGGGCGTGGCCATTGCCGGGCTGGTGGAGCAGAGCAATCAGACGCTGGCCGACCTCAATGACAACGCCGCCTATGCGCGCAGCCAGGTGGGTGAGTTGCTGCTGTCCATGGTCATCGAGGATCTGATCGGCAAGCCCGATGAGGTGTTCATTGATGGCGAGGGGATTCGCGACGATAAGCAGATCGCGCTCAATGCCCCGCGCACTGACCCCGATACGGGCGTGCAGTATCTGGATAACGACGTGGAGCGGATCCGGCTGAAGGTGGGGTTGGAGGATGTGCCGAGCACGCCGACCTTCCGCGCGCAGCAACTGAACGCAATGAGCGAGGCCTTCAAGTCGATGCCACCGCAATACCAGCGTGTGATGTTCCCGTTCCTGCTGGTGCTGATGGATGTGCCGAACCAGCGCGCGATCATCGAGGCGATCCAGCAGGCGGACCAGCAGGAGACGCCGGAGCAGGTCGAGCAGCAGATGCAAGCGGCGATCGAGCGCGTGAAGAAGGATATCCAGTACGACCTGAAGCTGCGCGAGCTGGATCAACGTCAGCCATTGGTCGATGCCCAGGTGGCCCGGACTCGGCATGAGGCGGCGGGCAAGGGGGTGGAGAGCATGTTCAGCGCGACCCAGGCCGCGGCCAACATTGCCAATCAGCCGGATATCGCGCCGCTGGCCGACGAGATGCTGGCTTCCGCCGGCTTCGAGGACAGCAACGCCGCGCCGCTTGCCGTGACGACAACCCCTGTCGCGCCGCAGGTACCGCTGCCGCGCAATACCTCGCCGCAGTTCCCGGCCCGGCCCGCAACGGCTGCCGCTGGCTTGGACCGTGGCATCGAAGGCGGTGCGCTGTAGCGCTCCGCTCATCAACCCCACCAGATTCAGGAGGGCCGGCGTAAGCCGGCTTTTCTGTTGGTACGCTCATCACCGCACCCCAGCGATACGGGGCCGGCTCGACGTGATGTCGATCCCGGAATGGAGCGATTGAAATGGCGAAAGACCTGGAGTTCTTCATGGCCAATCAGGCGGAGTTCGACACCCTGAGCGATACCGACAAGGCGGCGCTGTTTGCCGGCGGTACCTTGGAAGGCGATACCCCCATCGATCCCGATCCTGCCGCTAAGGCCGGTGACGATGCGATCGGCGCGGGGGAAAGCAGCGAAGCGCCTGACGCTGCCGGAACGCAACAGGATGCGAGCAAGCCCGACGACCAGGAAGTGACACCGGTTACCCAGGCAGCCCAGGATGGCACCGAGGCGACGCAAGCCGCACCGGAAGCCGTGGTGCTGACCCGCGATGGCAAGCACACGATTCCGTTCTCCGAACTGCAATCGGTACGGGACCAGGTGCAGCAACTGTCGCAGGAAAAGCAGGTGCTGTTGCAGGCCCTGAGCAGCGCCACGGCGAAGGAGGCGGGCGTGACACCCCCGCAGCCGGCCGAATCTGCCAAGCCCGCTGGGTACGATTTCGCCAAGGCCGAACAGGCCATGATGGAAGCGGTCTACAACGGCGATCAGCAGGCCGAGGCCAAACTGCGAGCCGAAATCTTCGCCGAACAGCGCAAGGCATTGGAGGCCGAGATTGTGGCCGATGCCGAGCGCCGTATTGAAGCGAAGTTTGCCGAGCAGCGCACCCAGGAGCTGTATAGCGCCGCCATCCAGCGCACCCTGAGCGATCACCCGTACCTCAACGACAACGAGGCGGCCGTGGCCGAAGTGATCGAATGGCGTGATTTCTACGTGAGCAAGGGTGAGCCCATGCATGTGGCGCTGGAACGGGCGGCGGCCAGGATCGCGCCGCAATTCAAGCCGGCCGATCCGGCACCGCAGCAGGAAGTGGCGCCCAAGGATCCTGCCCCGGTTGTTGATGTCGCAGCCAAGGCAGCCGAAATCGTCGCCGCGACCAAGCCCAAGCCGCCCACCAGTCTGTCCCAGGTGCCGGCAGCGGTAGCGGCCCCCGGTGACGAACTCCAGGCCATGCGCGAAATGAGCGGTACCGGCCTGATCGATCGTTTCGCCGGCAAGTCCCCGGACCAGATCATGGAGTTGCTGAGCCGCCTGGTGTAACCGTCGCCTGATGGAACCGCTTCTATTCAACCCCTGACCCCAACCCGCCGCCGGCGGGTTTTTTCATGCCTATTTCCGGAGATGCATCATGCCCGAAACCACCATCCCCTACGGCTCGCCGCAGGCCGTCACGGTTCAGTCCGCCGGCCTGTTCGCAGCCAGTATGCAGCGCCCGACGGTGCTCAACCGGCTGACCGGCAAGCTGCCCCAGCAGGCCGATGCCAGCGCGACGCTGCGC